CTCATGAATCAATCCTCCCTAGTATTACTACTATGTTTGTCTCCGTTAGCAGCGGTCTTCATTGTAATGAAACTAGCAATATGGTTCACTGAAACAATATCTTTCAGATCTGAAACTGAAAGACTAAAGAAGATGCAACATGGTCCTTATGAATTTTACGACGAAGAAGAAGAGGATGACTGGTAACGAATATCCACAAGATAAAGACTATAAACTTTTATATGACAGGGTATCAAGAATGAAAATTGACATTATGATGGAAGAACCATGTCCGCTTTACGAACCAGGATGGGAAGATGTCACAAATTCGCCAGAGGATTGGAATGATTTTTGGTACAACGAAGACACAGGAGACTGTGACGAAGGAAGAAGTGCAGGAGATGATTGATGCTGCCATACGAAAGCATAATCGTAACGCTTCAATTATCTCTATGTGTGTTGGGTGGGTTGTTCTTGCACTTTTTGCTGAGGGTCTGCTTCGACTTATTGGAGTGATACCACCGTTACTACCATGGTTGAAAATCACACTCTAGAATTAATAGGAACAGTATTGCTGTTCTTCTTTGGTATTACGATGATTTGTCAAGGTCATGCTATCTTCCATGGTAAATATGGTTATAAGCATTCCGAACGTGAGAAAAATCGTTCGGCTGATATTCGGAAACAACTGGAAGAAATCATCAATGCAAATGGACGTTCTACAGAAGAGGATTAGGCAATTGGAAATTTCTGAGAAGATTGATGCTGCACTAGAAGAGTATTACTCAGAGAAAGGATTGCCTGTTCCTCAATGGAAAACTAAAAAAGATCCACTGTGGTGGAGAGAGTATCTTATTGAATTGGGTCTAGATCCAGACAACCCCTAAATACTAGGTAGCTTGGGAAGTTGACATGGCAGCGAATTGGTATAAGGAGCAACCCAAAAATAGGAACTTCTTAAACCCGATTGGTTATCTCCTTAAACTGGAAAAGTTTGAAGGGGTAGATTTCTTCTGCCAGACCGCAAATATCCCCGACGTTAACATGCCAACCACGGAAATAGCAAGTCCTTTTAGGAACTTGCCTGTTATTCCTGGTGGCGGAGTAACGTTCGGGGATTTTACTTTGCGTTTTATTGTGGATGAAGATCTTAAAAATTATCACTCTATTCACAAATGGATGAGAGATAACGGTAACGCGGATCAATACAAACGCGAAACCGAAGAGGACGATATTTACACCAACGGTCAGTTACACATTCTTACTAGCGCATTCAATCCAGCATTTGTTGTAGAGTTTAGAGACATGTTTCCAGTCTCCCTATCCAATTTGCAGTTTGATGCTACAATGACTGATGTAGAATACATCACTGCTGAGGTGACATTCAAGCATCAGCAATTCTTTATCCGTGATAAGAACATGAATCCCTTATGAATTTTGAATCTCTTCGTAATAAATTTGAAAAACTGAGAGAAGACTGGGCGGAAGATTCTGCAGTTGACTTTCAATTCAAGAACAAACAGTATACCACAGATCTGGGACAACTCGCGTTAGACATCCCTTTTCAGCATAATAAATACTTAAACCATTACACTGACATTCAGCAGATCAAAACCTCGCTGGAGTTTGAGATCCGCAAAGTGGTTAAAGAAAAGCGTGAGTATTACTCAGGAGAAGCAGACGCAAAAACTTACGCCGCCAAACCATTCGGATCATCTATCAAGACTTCTGAAAAGATGAAGGTCTATCTAGAGAGTGATGACGAGATCATCAACCTAGAAGCAAAGATCAAATATCTAGACCAGATGCTTTACTGGTTAGATCAGGTTATGAAGCAAATTTCTAACCGTGGTTTTCAGATCAAGAGTGCAATTGAATGGGAGAAATTTATTAATGGTGCATGATGACCTGCTTGCAAGTAAAAAAGAAGAACGAAGTATACATTACTATTCAATCTTCTGAACCACACGTTCATCACGAACTCTCAGATTACTTTACATTTGAAGTTCCAGAAGCAAAGTTCTTGAAGAAGAACCCCAGGTACAAATACTGGGATGGAACCATTCGTCTGTACTCCCCAGGTACAGGCGAACTTTATGGTGGTCTGATGAAGCACCTACAAGTATGGGCTGACGAAAGACAATATCAAATTGAGTATGAGAAAAATGATTGGTATGGCGACGTTGAAGAAACTAATGACTTTGTTTCTCCTGCTGGTATCAAAACCTTTATGGACAAGATCACCAGAGCGGGAATTACTCCACGCGACTATCAGTACCGTGCGGTCTACGAAGCCATAAAATATAATAGAAAACTTTTACTTTCTCCTACGGGGAGTGGTAAATCTCTGATGATCTATTCCCTCGTCAGATACTATACTGCTACCAACAAGAAGACGCTCATCATCGTCCCTACTACGTCCCTGGTAGAACAGATGGTCAATGACTTTAATGACTACGGATGGAATGCTGACGATCATGTGCATAAGATTTATTCGGGCAAAGATAAGAATACTGACAAACCAATTATTATTTCCACCTGGCAGTCAATCTACAAGTTCCCCAAGAGATACTTTGATGACATTGACTGTGTTATCGGTGATGAGGCACACTTATTTAAGTCGAAGTCCCTCACAGGAATCATGACAAAGTTGCATAACGCAAAGTATCGTTTTGGATTTACTGGAACACTTGACGGTAGCAAGACACATAAGTGGGTACTCGAAGGATTGTTTGGTGATTGTGAACGTGTTACTAAAACAGACGATCTAATCAAAGAAGGTTATCTTAGCAAGTTTAGAATCAAAGTGCTACTTTGTAAACATGCTCCTCAGTATTTTGAAACATATCATGATGAAATGGAATATCTAACAGGGCATCGTGGTAGAAACAATCTTATCAAAAATCTAGTCAGTGATATAGAGGGTAATACTCTTGTGCTATTTAACTATATCGAGAAGCATGGGGAACCACTTTTTGATTTGATAAATAGCACCATAGACCCCGATCGAAAACTCTTTTTCGTTCATGGTGGTACTGATGTTGAAGATAGGGAAGCAGTTCGTCAGATTACAGAAACTGAAGATAACGCTATTATCCTTGCTTCATATGGCACCTTCTCTACAGGTATCAACATCAAACGATTACACAATATTATCTTTGCTTCCCCTAGTAAGTCGCGCATCCGCAACCTCCAGTCCATCGGACGTGTCCTCAGGAAAGGTGAAGGTAAAGAGATTGCAACCTTATACGATATCGCTGACGACATCGGCGGACAGAACTACACCTTACGACATTTGAATGAAAGAGTAACCATTTATAATGAGGAGAACTTTAAGTATGAGGTTATAAAAGTAAACCTTAGAGCTGGTTAATATGGAAGAGGAATTTTATGCAACAGTGAAGTTATTATCAGGAGAGGAATTGGTAGCAAAAGTTTGTTACCTTCCAGATGAAGATAAGATCATGCTAGACCGTCCTATGACGGTAGAAAATGCAAGACAAAGAAAAGGTCAACTAGAGGTAACTGGTTTTCAATTAAAGGAATGGATCAGTGCAACGTTTGATACTATGTTTGTTATTAAACGAGATCATGTTCTTACAATGATTGAGATTGAAGGTGAACTAGTTGACTTCTATGAAAAAACCCTCCTACGTCTAGAGGGTGGAAAGTCTCTAGCAGGAAGAGGGAACAAGTTACCAAGATCTTCTGGTTATGTAGGTTCAGTAAAAGAGATGAAAAAAACTCTAGAAGATATCTTTAATAGAAGCTAATAGCTACTACTTCTCTTGAACCCTGACAGAGTTATTCTACTGAGTTTCTGAGGTTCTGTCAAGACCCTTTGACAGATCACTGACACAGTGGTATACTTGATACATGATATGTGAGTTAAACCGTGGCATACACAGTAATGGCAAAAAGAAAGCAAACAGAATACTACGTAAACAACAAGGAGTTTCTTGCTGCCATTACGGAGTATCGTTACAAAGTTCAGAAAGCAAAAGAATTAGGTAAACCACGACCTCGTGTTACGAACTACCTAGGGGAATGTTTCCTGAAGATTGCCACACACCTGTCTTACAAACCAAACTTTGTCAACTACATGTTCCGTGAGGACATGATCTGTGATGGTATTGAGAATTGCCTCCAGTACATTGACAACTTTGATCCAGAGAAATCCAAGAACCCTTTTGCTTACTTCACACAGATCATCTACTACGCTTTCCTTCGCCGTATCCAGAAAGAAAAGAAACAACTAGAGATCAAAGGAAAGATCCTAGAGCGTTCTGGATATGATGAAGTCATGCATACTGACAGTTATGATGGTAGCATGTCTGGTATGAACGCTTCCTACTCTGACATGGGTAGTATTAAAGAAAATATTGAAACCAAAATGAATCGATGAGCGAACACCCTGAAATTGCAGAACATGAATGGTTTGAAACACCCTATGGAACATTCCGTGTCGAACAGAAACGCTTTGGAACGTGGACTAGCTATAGTAAGGAAGGAAAGGAACTCATCACAGGACTTACGAGGGAAGCTGTCATGGCAATGTCACCGTTCCATCTCGAAGGAGTGGCTACAAATTGGGCGAACTGCCGTACATCAGACCCGTATGACGGAACCGTTGGAGGTAAATTATGAAACAGACTGAGAACTACGAACAACTGCTTGAGCGTTTCAATAAGAGAACGGCTCAACTAACTGCCAGAGCAGAAGAACTGCAGCAAGCAGTTGATGAATATAATCGCATTCAAAGAGATCTAACCAGACTGGAAGGTTCTCTGCAGGCAGTAGAATACCTAGCGTATGGTAAACTGCCAGGCGATGGTAATCATGATGGCATGAAGGATCACAAACCACAATGAAGATTGCAATCATTACAGACCAGCACCTTGACGGTCGCAAAGGTTCTCTAGCATTCTGGAATTATTTTCAAAAGTTCTACGATGATGTATTTTTTCCAACGCTTGAGAAAGAAGGTATCCGCACCGTCTTTGATCTGGGCGACACATTTGATAATCGAAAGTCTATGGACTTTAATACTTTTCACCGTGTGCGTGAAAATTATTTCGAGAGACTGAAACCCTACAACGTACATATGTTGCTTGGCAACCACTGTACGTATTACAAGAATACCAATCGTATCAACTCACCTGAACTTCTTCTAGATCAGTACAAGAACATCAAGATCTATTCTGAACCTACAGAAGTCTTGATGGGTAAGAAAGTATTCCTGATGCTTCCTTGGATTAATAAAGAAAACCAGGAAGATGTCTTTCGTCGATTAGAAACTAGTGAAGCAGATATCTGTTGCGGTCATCTTGAACTCAATGGGTTTGAAATTACTCCTGGTATGACTATGGACCATGGAATGGATCCCAAACTATTCCATCGTTTTGCTCGTGTGTGGTCGGGACATTACCACCACAAATCCAAGAAAGGCAACGTCCAGTATCTTGGCAACCCTTATCAGATGTTCTGGAATGATTATAAAGACCGCCGTGGATTCCATATCTACGATACTGAAAGTGATCGACTTAAGTTTGTCGAGAACCCGTATGAAATCTTCGACAAAATTTTCTATGACGACACCCGTGTGGACTACAACAAACAAGATGTGTCTGATTATAAGGACAAGTACATCAAACTTGTCGTTGAAGAAAAACGAGACTATCAAATGTTCGAAACACTGGTTGATCGTCTTTACAACGTAGGCGTACATGATGTTAAAATTGTAGAGACGCTAGTTGAAGAAGATACTGCTGACATCGATGTCTCCACTAAAGATACATTGACACTACTCAATGAATATATCGATGAAGTAGAAATGTCCGTCAACAAATCTGATTTGAAGGGTTTGATGAGAACTCTATATATTGAAAGTTGTAACGTTATCTGATGTATATCGTAACTCTGGAAGACCACCCTGATGGAGTCTATTCTGTTTTCGATCAAGAGGAAGATAGAGTAATTCCTATCTTCCAAGAGGAAGACGATGCGGATCGTTATCTTATGATGCTCGAAGACGATGATGATTACCCACCTATGCAGATCGTAGAAGTTGAAGATGCTGTTATAATTACGGCATGTCAAGAGAGAGGACACAAGTTCTCTATCATTACGCCTGACGATTTTTTGATCCCCCCTGATGATCCTGACGAATGATTATTTTTAAAAAGATCCGCTGGAAGAACCTTCTTTCGACGGGCAATGTATTCAGTGAAGTTGATTTTAGAAAAGCACAGACGAATCTTATTGTAGGATCCAATGGTGCAGGTAAGAGTACCATTCTTGATGCTCTTACTTTTTCTTTGTTCGGGAAACCGTTTCGTAAGATCAACAAACCCATGCTACTCAATAGCATCAATGAAAAAGATTTGATGACTGAGGTTGAGTTTTCTATTGGAAAGAAAGAATACAAAGTCCGTCGTGGTATCAAACCTAACGTGTTTGAGATCTATTGCAACGATCAGTTGTGGAATCAAGAAAGCACACTGGTAGAACAGCAGAAGAACTTTGAGGCAAACGTCCTCAAGATGAACTACAAGTCATTCACACAAATTGTGGTGTTGGGATCCTCCACGTTTGTGCCGTTCATGCGTCTGCCTTTGTCACAACGTCGCGAGATCATCGAAGACATTCTTGACATTCAAGTATTCTCTACTATGAATGTTCTTCTTAAAGATAAGGTCAGGGAGAATAACGATGAGATCAAAAAACTTGATTACGATCTTCACTTACTCGAAGAGAAGATTGATCTTCAGAAGAAGTATATGCTAGAACTGGAGAAAAAGAACAAGGAAGAGATTACTCGCAAAGAGAATAAGATCGCTGAATTGTTAACAAATGAAAACGAATTTCACTTAGAAATTGCGCGTCTAACAGAAGAAGTACAAAAACATTCTGAAGAAATGAAAGAGGTGTCAAATAGTACCTCTAAGTTGAAGAAGTTAAACACTTTTCTTTTAAAGATCCAATCTAAGTTAAACAACTGTAAGAAAGAACACGATTTCTTTGCTGATAATCACGTCTGTCCTACCTGTACTCAGGAGTTAGATGAAGATTTTAGACAAGAAAAGATAAACGAGGGTGCCAGTGAGTTAAATAAAATGAATACTGGCGTTGAAGATCTTCTTTTGGAGATAGCAAAAGAAGAAGAACGCGAGCATAAGTTTACTAAATTATCTGATTCAGTCATGAGACTGAATGCATCGATCAGTCAGTCTAACTTCTCGATCACATCTATTAAGAAGAACATCTCTGACATTGAGGGTGAGATCAAAGAACTAGAAGGTAGCAACCCAGACAAGAAAGCAGAGTTTGTGAAGCTTGAGGGTCTTGTTAAGAATAAAAAAGAATTGGGTGGCACCCTGGCAGAGAACAAGAAAGACCGTGATACACTATTGGTAGCATCGCAGTTGTTGAAAGACAACGGGATCAAGACAAGGATCATTAAGACCTATCTACCAGCGATGAACCAACTCATCAATCAGTATCTTCAACGTATGGATTTTTATGTCAATTTTACGTTGAATGAGAACTTTGAAGAGATAATCAAATCTAGATACCGTGACGTGTTTTCTTATGATAGTTTCAGTGAGGGAGAAAAATCTCGTATTGATATTGCTTTGTTGCTTACTTGGAGAAGCATTGCTAAGCTCAAGAATTCTGTGGATACTAACCTCTTGATCTTAGATGAAATCTTTGATAGTTCACTCGATCAGCAAGGTGGTTCTGATCTTGGTTGGATCCTCCGTAATTTCGATGACAATACTAATGTGTATGTCATCAGTCACAGGGAACAACTAGATGGTAAGTTTGACAGAACTATCACAGCGGTGAAAGAAAAGAACTTCTCTGTCATTCAGGAGACAGTTTCCGAACTGGACTGAGGGGACCTTAGGGTCCTCTTTTTTTGTATATACTAATGGCATCAACACGAGAGACGCCATGCTGACCCAAGAGATCAAAGGTAACCTTGCCCGTCTGTTGGCAACCGAGAACTTGATTGTAGAGCACCGCAAGGTCTCTACTGCATCGTTTGACGTTGACCGCCGTGTGCTTACCCTGCCTAATTGGGATCGTGCTTCTAGCGTTGTCTATGACATGCTTGTAGGACACGAGGTGGGTCATGCCCTCTTTACCCCCAACGAAGACTGGACTGCTGATTATGACTGTCCTAAAGACTTCATCAATGTGATTGAGGATGCTCGTATCGAGAAACTGATGAAGCGCAAGTATCCTGGTCTGCGTAAGTCTTTCGCTGGTGGTTACAAAGAACTGAATGACAAAGACTTCTTTGGTATTGAGGGTGAGGACTTTGACACCTTCAGTCTGATTGATCGCATCAACTTGCATTTCAAGATCGGTGCTAGCGCCATGCTTCCTTTCTCTATTGAGGAGCAGGTATTCGTTGCTCGCACTGATGTTGCTGAGACCTTTGAAGAAGTGTGTCAGATTGCTGTTGATGTTTACAACTTCAGCAAGCAAGAGAAAGTTCAAGAACCAGCACCTCAGGAAATGCCTGCTGCAGAGCAACAGGAAGGTGAAAGTGAAGAGAGCGTTGACGAACAATCTGAGGAGCAACAGCAGACCAGCGAAGTCTCTGCTCCCTCAGGTCAGGAACAACAGCAACAGCAGGAACAAGAAAGTTTTGACATTGATGAACCTGGCGAAGAAGGTTCTGAGACTCAACGTTCATTCAATGATGCTGCTGAGAAACTGACTAACAAGTTCTCTAACAATCCTGTATACGTTGAGATTCCTGAGAGTGTTGATCTCCCTACCTACGTTGCAGACTGGACTGAAGTTCATGACTGGATTGATGAGTACCGTGGTAACTTTCTTAATAATGATGACGGAATTGACCGCTCAGATCGTTATGACTTCGTAGATAAATCTTACAAGGAGTTTCGTAAGCAATCGCAGAAGGAGGTTAACTACCTTGTTAAGGAGTTTGAGTGCCGTAAGTCTGCTGACGCTTATGCTCGTGCAGGTCAATCTAAGACTGGTGTGCTTGACACTGCTAAGCTTCATACTTATAAGTATTCTGATGACATCTTCAAGAAAGTAACTGTTCTTCCTGATGGTAAGAACCACGGTCTGCTGTTCCTGCTTGACTGGTCTGGTTCTATGCAGAAAGAAATTCTGGCGACTGTCAAGCAACTGCTGAACCTCACTGCCTTCTGTAAGAAAGTCCAGATCCCGTTTGAGGTCTATGCTTTCACCAATGAGTTCTATGCTGTTCGTCGTCAGAAGGAAGGTAAGTCCGATTACCTCAGCAATGATGAATACTTTTATCATAATGGTTGCGAAGAAGGCAAGATCTTTCTACACAAAGATATGTTCCACCTGATGAACTTTGTGTCTTCTCGTTCTAACTCCAAGGATTATGAGCGTCAGTGCCTGAACCTGTATCGTGAGGCATATGCATACATCTATCACTGTGGTTATCCAACCACGCTTGGTATCGGTCTCTCTGGCACTCCTTTGAACGAGGGTATTGTGATGCTGAACTACATTATCCCTGAGTTCAAAAAGCAGAATGATCTTCAGAAAGTTAATGTTTGCATCTTGACTGATGGTGAATCATGCCAAGCTTCTTATGGTCGCAAGTATTACAACGACCATAAAGATGAGTATTATGTGCGTCCTCGTCGTCTTGATTACAGCACTGTCCTTCGTGATCGTACTACTGGACGTGTCTATGCTATGAATGATGGGTGGGGTGAGATGACTAACATCTTCATTCAACAACTTCGTGATCGCAATGCTGGTGTGAATGTGCTTGGTTTCCGTATCATGGGTGGTAGTGGTCTGTCTGGTTTCGTCAGCACCTATGCCAGTCTCGCTCACTACGATCAAGTCCAGAAGCAGTGGAAGAAAGACAAGTCTGCTGTGATTCCTTTCCCGAAGAGTTACACTGCTCTCTACGCTATCAGCAACAATTCTATCGATGCTGATACTGAGTTTGATGTGGAGTCTGGTGCTAAGAAAGGTGAGATCTCTCGTGCATTTAAAAAGATGCTGAAGACTAAATCTACTAACAAGAGACTGCTAAATTCTTTTATTGAGTATGTCGCCTGACGAACCGTCCACTCTGCCCCTGACTCTGCCTCACTCTGCCCTATACTTACTTCATACGCAACCAACCAATGCCTGCCAAGTCTGACCTGACCACTCCCCAACTCACTTCTTATCTGTCTGACACCTATGGCAACGACATCAATGCTGAGCATGTTCGTTCTGCCTGTGACCACTTTGGTGTGACCTATCCTACTGCTGTCAAGCGTCTGCGTGACTTCTATGTCAAGCGTGGCACTTGGAATCTGACTGTTACTGAGAAACTGGAGCAAACTTATCAAGCACCTGCTGCTGCTCCTGCTGTTCCTGTTACCGAGCGGGAAGAACAGAACCTTGTTCCTAGCAAGGATGAGAACTATGTGCCGTTCGGTAACTTCTCTGACGTGAAGAAGATCATCCAGTCTGGTATCTTCTACCCGACTTTCATCACTGGTCTGTCAGGAAACGGTAAGACTTTCTCTGTCGAGCAAGCATGTGCTGCTCTAAATAGAGAGTTGATTCGCGTTAACATCACCATTGAAACCGACGAGGATGATCTTATTGGTGGTTTCCGTCTTGTTAACGGCGAAACTGTTTGGCATAATGGTCCAGTCATCGAAGCTTTGGAGCGGGGAGCTGTGCTGCTTCTAGACGAAGTTGATCTGGCATCGAACAAGATCCTGTGCCTGCAATCTGTGTTGGAAGGCAAGGGTGTTTTCCTGAAGAAGACTGGTCGCTACGTCCAACCTGCTGCTGGTTTCAACGTCATCGCTACTGCTAACACCAAGGGCAAGGGCAGCGATGATGGTCGCTTCATCGGCACCAACGTTCTCAATGAAGCATTCCTTGAGCGTTTTGCACTGACCTTCGAACAGGAGTATCCTACCCCTGCTATCGAGAGCAAGATCTTGAAGATGGTTGCTGCCTCTCTTGGTAAGCATGACGAAGAGTTCTGTACCAACCTTGCTAACTGGGCGGATATCATCCGCAAGACTTTCAAGGATGGTGGCATCGACGAAGTGATCTCTACCCGTCGTCTGGTTCACATCATGCGAGCATTTGCTATCTGGGGTGACCGCATGAAAGCAATCAAAGTTTGTGTGAACCGTTTCGATGATGAGACCAAGCAGTCGTTCATCGAATTGTATGATAAAATTGATGCTGATGTTTCTACGGAGGAAGAAGATGCCACAACCCAGGACTGATAAGTTCCACGGTTATGTCAACCATCTTGCCACTCTTGATAGTGGCAAGACTGTTCGGATCTTAGGTGGCGAAGGTCTGAAGTTATTCGTCAAAGACATTGACGGAAACGTTGAAGAATGCTACCATGATAATCTACGCCTAATTTGGGATCGCTGATGGCTTTTAAATATGATGAAGATAAACTCTTGAATGAGTTACGTGATTACATTTCTGGAACCTACAACCAACATTACTCTGCTGGCAATGACAGTATTCAAACGTTAGACTTAATTGAAGCATGTGGTGACGCTGAGGCATTCTGCCGTAGCAACATCCTGAAGTATGCTTCCCGCTATGACAAGAAAGGAACTGCACGTCGGGACATTATCAAGATCCTGCACTACGGTCTCCTCCTTCTCCACTTCTCTGACAAGACCTCTGTTATCGAACCCTACAATCAATGAGTAAAGTTACCCTCTCCAAGAAAACTCTCGATGTCCTCAAGAACTTTTCCACCATCAATTCCTCGATTGTCTTCCGTCAAGGATCCACGGTTAGAACTATTTCTAACGCAGAAAACATTCTCGCAAAGTTTACTGGCGAAGAAGTGTTTCCTTCTGACTTCGCAATTTATGATCTCAGTCAGTTTCTTAGCGGGATCTCTCTGTTTAATGACCCTCAGCTCGAGTTCACCTCTACTGATTTTGTTAGCATCAGGGGCGGCAGGCAGTCTGCTAAGTATTATTTTTCGGATCCTGAGATTACGCTCAAGAGTGCTCCAGAAAAGAACGTAAACTTCCCTGGTGCTGATCTTCAGTTCAATCTTAGTGGCGAAGAACTTATCCAATTGCAGAAAGCATCTGCTGTTTACAGTCTCCCAGATCTCACATTCCAGTCCGAAGAAGGGCTAGATACTATCAAACTTATCCTAAGGGACAAGGAAAATGATACCAGCAATACTTACGATCTCACCGTGGCAGGTTGTGCTACTGGCACCTTTTCTCTTGATGTCAAGATTGAAAACATTCGTCTCCTCCCTGGTGACTATTCTGTCAAGGTCTCCAAGCACCTCATCTCAGAATGGACTAACATTGATGTTGACCTTACCTACTACATTGCCCTTGAACCAGCATGAAGCACATACTCTTCACCCTTAAAGGGTGTAACCCATCTCTTCTAGATGATGAGAGTTATGTAAGAGATATTGTTTATGGTGCTTCTAAAAAAGCAGAATCTACACTACTAGCACTTCACTCGCACAAGTTTGATCCTCAGGGTGTGACCTGTATTGCTATGCTTGCTGAGTCACACATCAGCATTCACACTTGGCCTGAGAAACAGATGGCAGTCTGTGATATCTTCACCTGTGGGGATCATACGAAACCCAAGAAGGGTGTAGAATATATGAAGATGATGTTCTCTGCCAAAGACATCATCAGTAAATCCTTCAAGCGACCTTTGGAATGAGTAAAGAATTTTTGTGGGTGGAGAAGTACCGCCCTAACATTGTTGAAGATTGTATTCTCCCTGACAGCATCAAAGAGGTGTTTCAGGGTTTCGTCAACCAGGGCGAACTTCCTAACCTGCTGCTGAGTGGTACTGCAGGAGTCGGCAAGACTACCATCGCTAAGGCGCTGTGTGAGGAGATTGGTGCCTCTTACATCGTGATCAACGGATCGGACGAAGGACGCTTCCTAGACACCGTGAGGAACCGTGTGAGGCAGTTTGCCACAACCATCTCTCTGACCTCTGGAGCGTCCCACAAGGTCGTTATCATCGATGAGGCAGACAACACCACTAACGACGTGCAACTGTCCCTCAGGACCGCTGTGGAGGAGTTTCATGGCAACTGTCGTTTCATCTTCACTTGCAACTTCATCAATAAGATCATTGAACCGCTGCACTCACGCTGCACGGTCGTTGACTTCAGGATTAAACCAGAGCAGGCAACTAACCTTCAGGGTCAGTTCTTTACTCGCTTGAAAACTATCTTGACCCATGAAGAAATTCAGTACGAAGATAAAGTTCTTGCTAAGCTTACTAAGCGTTATTACCCTGATTGGCGTCGTCTTATTAATGAGTGCCAACGGTATGCCGCTACTGGTAGTATTTCGTCTGCTATCCTTGTGGATGTTGCTGACGTTAATCTGGATACACTCTTGGCATCGCTGAAAAAGAAAGAGTTTACCAATGTCAAGAACTGGGTAGTTCAGCACATGGATAATGACCCCAGCATGGTGATGCGTAAGATCTATGACAGTATCTATGGTGTGCTGAAACCTGCTTCTATTCCCGAGGCAGTCCTTATCATTGCTAAGTATATGCGTGATATTTCTATTGTTCCAGATCAGGAGGTTAATATGCTTGCATGTCTAACTGAGATCATGATGAGTTGTGAGTTCAAATGACGAAGAAAACTACACCAGAAAACGTAGCAGAAGCACACGAAGCTTTGTTTCATGCTACAATGAATCTACCTGCTGCTGCCGCTCACTGTGGTATGACGCAAAAACAATTGAAGTTAACCTTCTGGGAATACCTTAAATATAACCCGCCTACTTACGATGCCGATTGATACCCTTTACCCAACACCAATCTACTATTCTCAAGTAGAAAACTTTGATGCAATTCAAACTGAAGTAGCGAGTGTTGTAGAGAAAACTGATTTTGGCACAGTGCCTGACTGGGGTTCTCCCCATCAGTTGTCTGATCCAACTTTTGTAAGAAATGTTCTTAGTGAAAATAACATGACATCTCTTACAACAGAGATTCATTTTCACATAAAAAAATACCTAGAAGGTCTAACGTTTCAGCACTCTGCTAACTATCAGGGCGGAGCAACTTATAACGTGGTATCTTCGTGGATTGCCAAGTATGGTAAAGGAGAATACGCCCATCTTCACAGTCACGCACATCATGAAATCTCTGGTGTTTATTATCATGAGGTAACAGAAGAACAAGGAAACTTTTTCTTTGAGTGTCCTACGCCACAGTTGACTAGTTCTTTTTTGTATAATCATTTATCGAGTCATACAAGAATTAGTCCAGCTAAAGGTCTTATATTGTTGTTTCCTGGATATCTTTATCATGGCGTCCATGCAAACAACACTGATGACGATAGAATCTCTCTATCATTTAATGTAAGTTTCCAGAAACCATACTTTTAATAATGAGAACTTTGAAATCACTGAAGACTCCTCTTCGTTACCCAGGTGGAAAGAGTCGTGCTTTGACTAAACTCTTTCAATACTTTCCTGACCTTAAAGGTTATAAGGAATACAGAGAACCTTTCCTTGGTGGTGGTAGTGTAGCACTTGAGATTACTAAACGATATCCTGGGTTAGATATCTGGGTCAATGATCTCTACGAACCACTCTACAACTTCTGGCGAGAACTGCAGGACCACGGCAATGAAATTACGGACATACTCATCCAACTTAAACAAAGGCACCCTGACCCCACTTCCGCGAAAAAACTTTTCTTGGATGCTAAGGAGTACCTATCAGGATCTGCAACAACAGATAAGTTCCCTCCATATAATGAGAGTATCTGGCGTGCTGTTTCCTTTTACATTGTTAATAAGTGTAGCTTTTCTGGTCTTACTGAGTCTTCGTCATTCTCCAAGCAAGCAAGTGAATCCAACTTCTCCCTTGCAGGTATCGAACGACTTCGTGATTATCAAAAACTAATTGGCAACTGGAAAATTACTAACAAGTCTTATGAATACATCCTTAGCGATAACAAGCAGGTCTTCACTTACCTCGATCCCCCCTACGAAATTGGATCTAATCTATATGGGAAACGGGGGAGTATGCATAGCGGGTTCAACCACGACCATTTTGCTATCAAGTGTGATCGGTTTGTTGGTCCTCAATGTATATCTTATAACTCGTCTCAACTTATTCGTGAGAGGTTTGAAGGGTGGACAGCAGCAGAATTTGCACACACCTACACCATGAGGAGCGTGGGGAGTTATAATACAGATCAAGCGTCTCGCAAGGAACTCGTCCTAACCAACTATGAAGTGTGAAGTCACCCTCTACAAAGCAGGCACCGTCTTCAAGGAAGAGGTGATCGCTGTTGATTACCAGGATGCTCGCAAGGTTGCTCTTGCTCGTAACCCTGGCGCTAAGATCGTTGGTGTTACTGCAGTATTCAAATGATAACAGTTAAGAAGGATCTTCCAATCTTCACTATGGAGTTGGGAGATCCTTTTAATTTACATGAACTAATTCCTAAGTATCGAGAAAAAAACTGTACCAGTCACATTAGTAATGTAGATGCATGGCACAGTGATTATCATACTCATAAACTGACTACTATGTTTAATGGTGTGATGGATTTTCTTGTCGAAAAATCTCAGCAGGTGGTTTCTGAGTATTATGATGGTATGCCCGTTCCTCTAAAATGTGAAAACCTATGGGTAATGGAGTATAGGAAAAGAGATTTTGCTAGACCCCATTGTCATTATCCAGCAGCATGGGCTGGGGTATACTACATCGATTGTGACGAAGAATCTTCTCCTCTTCTTATTGAGGGATCAGTAGAAGTCCAACCAACACCTGGACTATTTGTATTGTTTCCTGGTATAATAATGCATGAAGTATTGCCTACTAAAACTTTTAGGAGGGCATTAGCGTTAAACTTTTTAAATGATTTGTAATGTGGAGAATTTGGGCGAAAGCACTGGGGGAAAAGTATGGACGAAATGACCGAGAGGCAGATATTATTGCTGGCATACGCACCCTTATTTTTATTTCTTACCTGGCTACCAACCTTTTTATTATTAGTGGAGTGATTAGACACTGGAATGACGTACCAACT